AATGTTTAAACAAAAAATGAAAGAAATAGAAGATGATCTGCCTCCATTTGGATACATTGATGATGGATTACCTGCTAACCCAACAGAAGAAGAAATAGAAGGAAGGCAGTGGGCCATCGAATATGCGCCAGATATTTAAATATTATAAATAAGACTGAGTGAAAAAGAATTCGTATTATGAACCCGCATATAATTTAAATTTTCGAGAGGACAGAAATTATGGCATTTTCAGAATCTCCGGCAATTACGGTAAGAGAGGTAGACGCATCTGGTGTGGTGCCAGCAGTTTCTTCTTCTACTGGCGCATTTGTTGGTAATTTTCGTTGGGGCCCTGTTGAGAAGCCGACTTTGATTTCAAATGAAGCACAGTTGGCGGAAACATTTGGGACACCAACACCCGCTAATTCTGTCGATTACCATTCGGCAGCGTACTTTCTTAAGTACACAAATGCCCTTCAAGTTGTTCGTGTATTAGGCGATAGCGACGGTTATAACGCTTATAATCACAACGAAGTAGCTAACGGGGCTAATGTCAGAGTTAAAGATGGTGATGCATGGGATGCAGCACTAGCAGGATTTGATTCTGATAAACACACATTCGTAGCTAAATGGCCAGGTTCACTGGGCAATAGCTTAAGAGTTTCTTTATGCCCACAACAAGGTGCTGATTCAGCATATAATAATTGGGTATATAAAGATAATTTCGATACACCTCCTGGTACATCAGCTTTTGCTGAAGGTAAAAACGCAGCGAACGACGAAATTCACGTTGCGGTTGTTGACCAAGGTGGTAAATTTACTGGTACAAAAGGTACTATATTAGAAACGTATCCGTTTGTTTCAGTAGCAGCAAATGCTAAAACATCAGATGGTTCAACAAACTTTGTAAGAGACGTAATCAATAGAAAATCAGCATATATTTGGATGGCTGGTTTTGATTCAGATTACACTGTTGCAAACGCTGGTTTAGATGCAGATTCCGGAAAAGATTTCCAACTTTCTGCTGGCGTACTAGCTGCTAAAAACTACGAATTAGATTCTGGTGACGAATCAGAAAATATGGACGTAGGCGATTACATAACTGGTTTTGATAAATTTGAAGACAAAGATAATATCCAAGTAGATCTTATGATTGCACCTCAAATGACATCAAGAGCAGATACGACTACAATAGTAAACGATTTGGTAAGTATTGCACAAGGTCAACGTAAAGACTGCGTTGTAGTAGCTTCACCAGCAAGAAGTGATATTATTGGCGCAACTCCAGCAAATGCTAATACAGCTGCTGTGACAACCGCTAACACGTTTACTTCTTCTTCATATCTAGTCGTTGATAACAACTATTTAAAAGTCTATGATAAACATAACGATGAGTTTATCTTTATTCCGGCAAACTCTTCAACCGCAGGCGTTATGGCTGCGACTGATGTAACAGCTGCAACTTGGTTCTCACCAGCTGGTCCACGACGTGGTCAGTATCTTGGTGTGACAGGTATTGCATACTCTCCGAACAAAGCTCAGAGAGATGTATTATATCGTAACGGTATAAATCCGATTGCAAATATACCTGGACAAGGACTGCTTCTATTCGGTGATAAGACGAAACTCGCAAGACCTTCTGCATTCGATCGTATTAACGTACGTCGTTTGTTCTTGACTATCGAAAGAGCAATCTCGATTGCAGCTCGAAACGTAATGTTCGAATTCAATGATGAATTCACAAGAGCAGAATTCGTTGGAGTTGTAGAGCCATTCTTAAGAGACATCAAAGGTCGTCGTGGTATAACAGACTTCCGTGTGATTTGTGACGAAACAAACAATACGGGTGCTGTTATAGATAGAAATGAATTCGTTGCGACTGTCTTAGTCAAACCTGCACGTTCAATCAACTTTGTTACTCTTAACTTTGTTGCTGTACGTACCGGCGTTGATTTCGCAGAAATCGCTGGTGTATAGGAGAGTCAAATGGCAGTTTTAGGTATAGACGATTTTAAATCCAAACTTCAGGGTGGTGGCGCACGTCCCAACCTGTTTAAAGTCACTGTAAACTTTCCTACAGCAATTCCTACTGATGGAGATGCTGAGTTAACTTCTTTCTTGTGTAGAGCAGCTCAGTTACCTGGTTCTACGATTCCACCTATGCCCGTGCCTTTCCGAGGCCGAGTACTAAATATGGCTGGGGATCGTACGTTTGAACCATGGACTGTAACCTGTATGAACGATACAAATTTTGTAATTCGTGACTCTATGGAAAGATGGATGAATGGCATTAACGCACATTCACTCAATACAGGGGAAGTAAATCCAGTAAACTATCAAGCTGATTTAAAAGTTGATCAATTGGATAAGGATGAAAAAATTCTTAAAACATACAACTTTATTGCGGCATTCCCAACAGCGATCTCACCAATTGAGCTTGCTTATGATGCTAATGATCAGATTGAAGAGTTCACAATTGAGTGGACATATCAGTACTGGACATCAAACACAACTAGCTAAGTTGTTCGGAGGGCCAGGTTCTCTGGCCCTCCTTTTATTAATTAGGATGAAATATGGCCGACAATAGTGCATTAAAAATATTTGGCTTCGAAATTCGAAGAGCAAATAAAAAAGAAGAAGACAAGAAGCTACAATCCATTGTACCTCGTCAAGACGACGATGGTGCTGGATATGTTACTGCTTCTGGTTCTCATTATGGTCAGTATATTAATATTGATGGAGATGATTCTAAAGATAATCATCAAATGATAATGAAATACCGTGGAGTATCAACACACCCAGAGGTTGATGCTGCTATAGAAGATATTATTAATGAATCTATTTCAGCTTCAGAAGATGAGGCTCCAGTCTCAATTGTTCTTGATAAAGTTGAAGTATCAGATCAGATTAAAAAAGGAATTACAGAAGAGTTCGATAGCGTTTTATCGATGTTGGACTTTACAAATAATGGCCACGACATGTTTAAACGTTGGTATATTGATGGCCGTTTATATCATCACCTTGTTGTAAATGAATCTAATATTAAGGCAGGTATTCAAGAGATTAGACCTATTGACTCTGCAAAGATTCGTAAAGTAAAACAAGTAAAGAAAAAGAAAGATCCAGTCACTGGAGCTAATATAGTTGAATCAGTAGATGAATATTACATTTATCAAGAAAAGCCTGGACAACAGACATCAGGTGTAAAACTATCTCACGATTCAGTAAGTTATGTGACATCCGGACTTTTATCAGCTGATAGAAAGAAAGTTGTATCACATTTACATAAAGCTCTGAAGCCAATTAACCAGCTTCGAATGATGGAAGACTCACTGGTTATCTACAGGCTTGCACGGGCGCCTGAGAGACGAATATTCTATATTGACGTAGGTAACTTGCCACGAGGTAAGTCTGAACAATATATGAAAGATATTATGGCTCGTTATCGAAATAAACTTGTATATGACGCAGACACAGGACAAATAAGAGATGATCGCAAACATATGTCTATGCTCGAGGATTTTTGGTTACCGAGAAGAGAAGGTGGCCGAGGAACTGAAATATCCACACTTCCAGGTGGAGAAAATCTCGGACAGATTGACGACATCATCTACTTCCAAAAGCGTCTCTATCGATCATTAAATGTTCCTATCAATAGATTAGAACAAGAAGCACAGTTTAGTCTAGGTCGATCTACTGAGATAAGTAGAGATGAATTAAAATTTCAGAAGTTTATTGATAGACTTCGTAAACGTTTTTCAATGTTGTTCTTAGAAATTCTAAAGAAACAACTTGTAATGAAAGGTTTAATTACTGAAGAAGATTGGAATGATTGGAAGAACGATTTGGTTATCGATTACTCAAGAGATAATCATTTTACAGAATTAAAAGATGCTGAGCTACTAAGAGAAAGACTACAAACTCTAGATCAAGTAAGTCAATATGTAGGTGACTACTTCTCAAAAGAATGGGTTATGAAAAACGTATTACAGTTTAACGATGATGACATTAAACAGATTTCACAACAAGATGATGAAGAACAGCCAGATCAAGATAATGCACAGCAAAATCAAGATGAAGAATAATTTTATTATAAATAATAGGAAACGGAGTTATTATGGAAAATATTGAACAATTGATACAACAGGCAAATGATAAAGATTTTGCAAATGCTAATAATACATTTGTAGATATTATGAATCAAAAGCTTGCTGATACTTTAGAACAAGAAAAAATTAAAGTATCTGGTCAAATATATAATGGATTAGAATCCGAAGAAGATGAAGAACAACTAGAACTAGATTTAGAAGATGACGCCGAAGAATTAGTTACTGCTGATGCTGAAGCCGATGAGTCTGAAGAGGATGAAGATGATGTTGACGACGAGCCTGATACAGACGAATCCGATGAAGACCCTGAAGAATCTTAGAGAAGCCGTAACAAAAGAGCGGACAGTATACAAAAGAAAATATATGGGTTTCAAACTGGAAATCATACAGAAGCATGATAAGTTTGAAGCATATGTAGACGGTGAGAAATTAGACACTTATGATACGAAAAAGCATGCACAAAAAATGATCATGCAATTCGTTAGGGAAGTAGATTAATGAAGCTTATTGCTGAATACACAGAACAAGATATTCAATGCTTGGTAGAAGCCAAGGAAGACGGTAGTAAAAATTATACTATCGAAGGCGTATTCGCACAAGCTGAACAAAAGAATAGAAATGGTCGTATTTATCCAAAGATGATTATGGAAAAGGCAGTGAATAAATACGCCAAAGAACAAGTTGAAACTAAACGGGCTGTCGGTGAGTTAAATCATCCCGAAGGTCCTACTGTCAACTTGGATAAAGTTTCCCATCTCATAACAGAACTCAAAATTGAGGACAAAAATGTGATGGGTAAGGCAACTATTTTGGGCACTCCAATGGGTGAAGTCGTTAAAGGCTTGCTTGAAGGCGGTGTACAACTAGGTGTCTCAACTCGTGGTATGGGTAGCCTTGAGAGACGTGGCGATGCCATGTATGTCAAAGATGACTTTATGCTTAATACGATTGACATCGTACAAGATCCATCAGCTCCAGGAGCTTTTGTTAATGGAATTATGGAAGGCGTTGATTGGGTCTGGAATAACGGCATCATTGAAGCTCAAGAAATTGAAAAAATGGAGACTGAAATTAAGACAGCTCCGCGCGCTGATCTCTACGGAGTTCAGACTCGTGAGTTTAAGAATTTCCTCTCGTTACTGAAAACTAAATCTTATTAGGAGGTCAAACATGACTGATCAAATAGAAGACCAGGAAGTTGAGCTCGAGAACGAGGTCGAAATCGAAGAAGCTCAAGCTCACGATCCTAAAAATGCAGAGGCGCAATCCGTTGCTTCTGTAAAGGGTGCTGAAGGAAAAGGGAAGACTGCTAAAGAGCCAGGTGGCAAAGGCACTCCCCAAGAACCTATGCAAAAGTTGCCAGGAACCAAAGCTGGTATGATTAATGCAATGTACATGAAAGCAAGCAAAATGAAAAAAGAAGAGCTTGCAGGTATGTACCGTAAAATTATGGGAGAAACTGTGGCAGAAGAAGTAGAAGCCGATGATCAACCAATCGTTGAGTATCAAGCTGACTTCTCTCAAGATCTAGATGCGTTAATCGAGTCTGAAGCTACACTCAGCGATGAGTTTAAAGCTAAAACAGCCGTAATTTTTGAAGCAGCTATCAAATCTAAACTATCAGAAGAAATCGATCGTTTAGAAGAAAACTATAAGACTGAACTCGAAGAAGAAGTAGAAGCTACTAAAGCTGATATGGTCGAGAAAGTCGATAGCTACCTCAACTATGTTGTTGAGAATTGGATGGAAGAAAATAAACTTGCAGTAGAAACCGGTCTACGTACCGAGATTGCTGAGAAGTTTATGAATTCATTGAAAGATCTGTTTACAGAATCTTACATTGAAGTTCCAGAATCTAAAGTTGACCTAGTTGACGAACTTTCCCAAGAAGTAACAGAGCTTGAAGAAGCCCTGAATGCTTCAATGGCAAAAGCAATTCAAGCTTCTGATGAGCTAGAAACAATGAAACGTAACGAAGTAATTCGTGAAGCTTCAAAGGATTTAGCAGAAACACAAGTTGAAAAACTTGCGAAGCTTGTAGGAGATATTACCTTTGAAGATGAAGATACTTTTGCAGAAAAAGTAAAAACAGTCAAAGAATCATATTTCAAAAAAGAATCCGTTGAGTCTGTAATTGAAGACGCAGTTGAAGATGACGATGGTAACATTGTTGAAACAACTGGAACAATGGAACAATACCTAACCGCGATTCGTAAAGCATCGCAAACATAAATTTGGGAGTCCAAAAAAATGCAATCTTATGACAAATTAGTCGAAAAGTGGGCACCAGTACTTAATGAAGAATCAGCGGGTACTATTAAAGACGCTCACAGAAAAGCAGTAACAGCTGCGATTCTAGAAAACCAAGAAGTTGCTATGCGCGAAGAGCGTAATCAGAATAACTTCTTAACGGAAGCTGCACCTGCCGGTGCAAACACAGGTTCTATCGGAACATGGGATCCTGTATTAATCTCACTTGTACGACGTGCAATGCCAAACCTAATGGCATACGACGTTGCTGGTGTTCAGCCAATGTCAGGACCAACAGGTCTCATCTTTGCGATGAAATCACGTTTTGACGGTGGTGACACAGGTAATACTGAAGCACTTTTCAACGAAGCTGCTACACGTCACTCAGGTACAAAAACATCTGCAGCACCAGGTGCAGACGGTTCAGGTCTAAACGTAACGAACGCAAGTTCGCCAAACACAATCGATTCCGATCGTGTAACAGATCTGAAAAACATGGGTATGACTACAGACTCTGCTGAAGCTCTCGGTGATTCAGCCTCAAATGCTTTCGAGCAAATGGGTTTCACCATTGAGAAATCAACTGTGACTGCGAAGTCACGTGCGTTGAAAGCGGAATATACTCTAGAACTAGCACAAGACTTGAAAGCAATTCATGGTCTTGACGCTGAGACAGAGTTAGCCAACATTCTATCAACAGAAATCTTGGCTGAGATCAACCGTGAAGTCATCCGAACAATTAACTCACAAGCGAAAACTGGTGCGCTACAAGCGTCAACAGCTATCAACGGTGTGTTTAATATGAATTCAGACGCAGATGGTCGTTGGTCAGTTGAAAAATTCAAAGGCCTAATCGTTCAAATCGAACGTGAAGCCAACGTAATTGCAAAAGAAACACGTAGAGGTAAAGGTAACTTTATTATCTGTTCTTCAGACGTTGCTTCAGCTCTTACAGCTTCAGGCATGTTGGATTACACTCCTGCATTGGCAGTCAACTTAAACGTAGACGACACAGGAAACACTTTTGCTGGTGTTCTTAACGGTCGTACACGAGTCTATATTGACCCATATGCAACTGTAGATTACGTAACTGTTGGTTATAAGGGTACAAACCCATACGACGCAGGTATCTTCTATTGTCCATACGTACCATTAACTATGGTCCGTGCGGTAGGGGAAGAAAACTTCCAGCCAAAAATCGGTTTCAAAACTCGATACGGCATGGCATCAAACCCATTCGTAGGTGCAACACCTGCAAACGGTTTGGCTGCAGTAAAAACCAACCAGTACTACAGAATTTTCCGAGTCGACAATATAATGGCATAAGCCTAACGGAAATATTTTTAATACCTCCAGGGTCGCTTCGGCGGCCCTTTTTTCTATTATAAATACAGTTATTAATAGGAAGTAATATGGCTATATCAACTACAACCACAACTACTGGTATTTTAGAATCTACCATTACGACTAATACAAACTATCTACAACCTACCGGGTTTAAGATAGGTATTAATCGTAAATACTTTCCAAACATAGAATACTTCGCACAATCAGTTATGCATCCTGATATGTCAGTAACTCAAATAGAGATACCGTATAAAAGAATTGGTGGAGTACCTCTCACTGGAGATAAATTAAATTTCGGTGAGATGACTGCGATGATTATTATGGACGAAGATCTATCAGCATATACAGAAATGTATAACTGGTTAAAATCTTTTGTTGAAGCCCCAGATGTAAAACCATCCGAAGCTGCTAACGGCGCAAAGGGACCATCAGAAGCAGATATAACATTGTCTATATTATCAAGTCATAATAACGTTGCGAAGAAAATTATATATAGAAATGCATTCCCCACCTTATTAGGTGATGTAAACTTTGAAGCTTCAACTGGTGATGTACAATATATTACATTCCCTATTTCGTTTAGATTTACATATTTTGAAATTGAATAACCTTAGGATTTATTATGGATTTAAAAATGATTCTCGACTCATGGTCGAGTGACAGTGTTATTGGTCAAACAAGTTTAGATGAATCATCTCGTCAAACTCCCATTCTCCACGCAAAATATTTAGAATTACTTTCTCTTGCAAAGCTAAAATTAAAAAAAGCTGAGCAAGATCAAAAAATATTACTTAAAGACAAATGGCTTTATTATAATGGAAAAATGGATCAAGAGCAAATAGCAGATAAAGGATGGCAACCAGATCCATTTGATGGACTTAAGATTTTAAAAGGTGAGATGGATTATTATTATGATGCTGATCCAGAGATTCAGCAGTCAGTGGAGAAAATAGAGTATCTAAAAACTATAATAGATACTTTAAGTGAGATTATGAATAACATAAATTGGCGACATCAAACTATTAGTAATATGATTAAGTGGCGAGTATTCGAGAGTGGCGGCTAATATAAAAATATGGAAGAAAAATGAAAGTATTGCTCTCGTTGATTGTGATGCTGGAATTGCAAAAGAACTAAGCGATTATTTTTCTTTCTTTGTCCCTGGTTACAAGTACATGAAACTGTACAAGCGTAAAATATGGGACGGCAAAATTAGATTATTTAATAATGTAAGTAAAGAGCTTCCTGCAGGATTATATCCATTTGTTGATGAATTCTGTAAACAAAGAAGTTATACTCTTGAAACTGAATCTACTAAATACGGCGCGCCGCAGGATAAAAGCGAAGAAGATCCTAAAGAAATATATGAATACATAAAAGATTTAAATCTTACTAGTAAAGGTAAACCTATAAAAATACGCGACTATCAGTTTGATGCGGTAATGAAAGCATTAAACATAAATCGCTGTGTATTGCTGTCTCCTACAGGTTCTGGTAAATCTTTAATAATTTATTGTCTTGCACAACTTTGGCTAAAATATATTGCAGATGGATTCAGATACCCGAAAGCTGGAAGAGTATTAATAGTTGTACCTACAACCTCATTAGTAGAACAAATGCAAAAAGATTTTGTTGATTATGGTTTAGGCGAAAGAGCTATACATAAAATATATTCTGGTAAAGACAAAGATAATATACAATCTTCCGTAGTAATATCTACATGGCAATCAATATATAAGTTACCTAAAGAATGGTTTGATCAATTCGGTATGGTAGTTGGCGATGAATGCCATGGATTTAAATCAAAGTCTCTAACTGACATTATGAATAAATGTACCGAAGCAAAATATAGAATAGGTACAACTGGTACTTTAGACAATGCACAGGTCCATCACCTTGTCTTACAGGGACTGTTTGGAAAAATACATAGGGTAACAACTACTAAAGCTTTGCAGGACAACAATACCCTTGCAAAACTAGATATAAATATAATTATACTAAAATATAATGAAGAGATACGTAAGTCTCTAGGAAAGGTGACATACCAAGATGAGATCGATTGGATTGTTAAAAATAAGTCTAGGAACACTTTTATTCGCAATCTGGCTTTGGATGCTAGTGGTAATACTCTCGTCCTTTTTAACTTTGTTGAAAAGCACGGCAAGCCTCTCTTTGATATGATTAATGAGAGAGCTGAAGACGATAGAAAAATATTTTACGTATCAGGTGAGGTAGAAACTTCAGATCGAGAAGCTATAAGAGAAATAACGGAGAAACAGAAAAATGCTATCATTGTTGCAAGCTTGGGCACATTTAGTACAGGAATCAACATTAAGAACCTTCACAATATTATCTTCGCCTCTCCGTCAAAGTCACAAATCAAAGTCCTCCAGTCAATCGGTCGCGGACTCAGAAAAGCGGATGATGGCCGCCACACAAGACTTTTCGATATCGCCGACGACTTACACTGGAAAGGCAAGAAGAACTACGCGCTCGTCCACGGGGAAGAAAGAATAAAAATATATAATAAAGAAAAATTTGATTATAAAATCATAGAGGTGCCAATTGGAAATTAGACAATTTAAATTAGCCAACAACGATGAAATCATGTGCGAAGTTGTAGAGTATCATGAAGATGATGATGCTATTGTTGTACGCAAAACTATGAAAATGGTTCAAATGGACAATATGGCTAACGGTACTCGATACTATGCATTTCGCCCCTTTATGATGTATCAACTTACAAAAGAAGCTTTTCAAATCGTTAATTGTGAACATATTATTGCAGAAGCAAATCCTAATCAAGATTTAATTTTAGAATATTTTAAAGCTATAGAAACAGCCTTAGATGAAGAAGGCGGCCCGAAAGAAAATTTAGATGAAATGAGGGAAAAGTATAATAAGTATGTTCAACAACAAGTTCAACAACAAACTGAAATGTTGGCCGATTTAGATTCTGGATCTGGAAGTAATATTATTAAATTTACTCTAGACAAAAGTAAGATGCACTGACGGGTATACTATCCTCCCTCAACAGTACTCTTTTATTATACACCAGTTTTCTGGTATTGTACACAGTTAATTTAGTAAAATTAAATATTTTTTTAGTGTACATCCGTGCTAAAACGTGATAGAATTATATTATATTAAGGATATATTATGAAACCTAAAGATAAACCACATTATGTAAATAATGCACAATTTTCACAGGCCGTAGTAGAATATGTTACCATTGTACGTGAAGCAAAAAAGAAAAAAGAAATTCTTCCTGTTGTGCCTGATTACATAGCTTCATGCTTTCTTAAAATAGCTGAAGGACTTTCCCACAAATCAAACTTTATTCGATATACTTATCGAGAAGAAATGGTTATGGACGCAGTCGAAAACTGTTTAAAGGCAATCGAAAATTATAACTTAGAAGCAGCCACACGATCCGGTAAACCAAATGCATTTGCATATTTTACTCAGATTTCATGGTATGCATTCTTACGTCGTATTGCAAAAGAAAAGAAACAACAAGATATTAAATTTAAATATATGTCACAATCAGGAGTAGAAGCTTTCTTGTTAGATGAAACAGATAATTCAGTAGCAGCAAACTTTGTCGATATGTTAAAAGACAGAATTGAAAAAGTAAAAGGTTACGATACAGAAGTGAAAGAATTCGCAAAGAAAGAAAAGAAACGACGTAGGCCAGTGCAAAAGGTCGATTCTGATTTGACAGGTTTTTTTAAATGAAGGTAGCAATAATAAATGACACTCATTGTGGGATTCGCAATTCTTCTGACATATTTCTCGATAATGCAGAAAAATTTTATAATGATGTATTTTTTCCTACTCTTTTGGGGCGGGGTATTCGCCATATCGTTCACCTTGGCGACTACTTTGATCACAGGAAGTTTATCAATTTCCGTGCCCTTAAC